GAAGGCGGCGATTTCGTGAATGTTCCCTTCTGGAAAGCCAATCTCACTGGCGACCTGGAGGTAATGAATGATTCGACCAGCTTGACCCCCGGCAAGATCGTTGCCGATAAGCAAGTTGGCGTGATCCTGCACCGTGCGCGCGCTTGGGAATCCCGTGACCTCGCAGCTCTTGCTGCAGGTTCCGACCCCATGGCCGCGATCGGCGCCAAGGTTGGTGAGTACCTTGCCAACCAACAGCAGATCGACCTGTACAAGTGCCTTGAAGGCGTTTTCGGCTCCCTGACCGGTGGCGATTCCCCTGCCTTTGATGCACTGCGCTTCGACACCAGCACTCAGACCGCTCTGAGCCCGCGTCAGGTGTCTAAAGCTCGCGCCATCCTCGGCGACCAAGGCGACAAGCTGACCGCTGTGGCTCTCCACAGCGCCTGCTACTACGACTTGGTTGAGCGCAAGGCGATCGACTACGTCCTGGCTTCGGATCTGGGTATCACCCCCGATTCCTCGATGCCTGATGCATTCGCTGGCTCGGTGGCTTCGGCCTATAACGCTGACTATCGCGTTCCCACCTATATGGGTCTGCGTGTCATCGTGTCGGACGACATCACCAATGCTGGTGGCGTCTACGCGGCTTACTTCTTCACCAATGGCGCTGTCGCCACCGGTGAGCAAGCTGCCATGCGCACTGAGACCGACCGCGACATCCTCGCCAAGTCGGATGCCATGTCTGTGGACATGCACTACATCCACCACCCCGTTGGTGCGAAGTGGAACGTGACCACATCGAACCCCACCCGCGCTCAGCTGGCCACTGTGGGTAACTGGAGCAAGGTCTATGAGACCAAGAACATCGGAATTGTTCGTGCTTCGCTCACGTCTTCGTACGATTGAAAGGAGTAACAAACCATGGCTTCCCTCTTTGAAGTAACCGCCGGCAAAGCCATTGGCTACGTCAGCGGTAATGGTGGTGCTGTTACCCAGGCCACTAGCAAGTCCACTGGCGTCACGCTGAATAAGCCCTGTGGCGCCATCACGATGAACAACGCATCGCTGACCGCTGATGCTGAGGTGACCTTTACGGTGACCAACAGCGAAGTGGCTGCCACTGATGTAGTTCTCGTGTCCGTAAAGTCCGGTGCTACCACTGGTCGGTACCTGCCTTTTGTAAGCGCAACAGCTGACGGTAGTTTTGCTATCACTGTTTCCAACGTCGGTTCTACCGCCGGTGAAGCTGTGGTACTCAACTTTGCCGTGATCAAGGCTGCTGCTGCCTGATGGCGATGTACGCCTTTCGGCGACTGCGTGAACGGGAGGCTCTAGCTACGGCTGGGGCCTCTTTTTCTAATGCAGAGCCCGTTTCTAAACTTGAAGTAGCAACGCCACAACCGGCGCCTACCGATTCCGATCATGCCAGTCAGTCTCGACGCAACGGTGGGCGGCGCAAACGCCAACTCTTATCTGACGCTGGCAGCAGCGGAACTGATCATTGATGGCCTCGTCCAGGATGACGATGTCACCGCCTGGGCGACAGCTACCACCGACCAAAAGAACCGCGCTCTGTTTACCGCAACGCAGCGGCTAGACAGGGAGCGGTTTCTCGGTGCACGTGCTACCGACACGCAAAGCTTGCAGTGGCCGCGCACCGGTGTACGCAAGCCCGACACGTACATCAATACCTACGCCGTCGGGTTCCCTTTTCGGATCAGCACCGATTACTACACCGACACCGAGATTCCTGATCAGATCAAAAAGGCTCAGGTCTTTCTGGCGGTTTACCTCAATAACAACCCTGATGGTCTTGGCCTTAGCGGGCTAGAGGATTATGTCAATGTCAGGATTGGTCCGATTGCGGTTACGCCCAATAACGGATTTGGCGCGATCGGTGCTGACAAGGTGCCGCCGCTGGTGGAGCGTTATCTGACCGGTCTTAGAATTAGTGGACCCGGTAACTTTGCGATTAAGCGGAGCTAGCTATGTCGGACTACTACAGCATTGGCTTTGAGTACATCAGTGATACTGCTGCTCATACCGGCCGCTTTCGCAAGCTCTATGCCGTGGCCGATGCGGTGATCAGTACAGCCACGATTGAAAACGCCAGTGGTAATGCCTTTACTTCTGTGCCCCTTGGCAAGGGTGATGAGATTGAAGGGATCTTCACCAGCGTGACATTGGCCTCCGGCAAGGTCGTCGCTTACAAGCTCTGATGGTTTTAGCTAAGCCGCTACGCAAGGTTGTCACCAAGCTGATGGGCCGCTTTGGCGGTCAGGTCACGATTCGGCGCATCACCTCCGGTGCTTACAACACCAGCACCGGCAGCTCCGCTGAAACCGTTTCAGACACCACGCTGCTTGGCGTTCTGCAGGATGTGAGCCTGCGAGAGGTGAATGACCTTGTGCAGGCTGGTGACAAGCGTCTGATCATCGGTGCTGGCGACGTGTCGTTTACGCCAACCACAGCCGACCGCGTCTTGATCGGCAATGTCCAGCATCAGGTGATTCGCGTCAACACGATTGAGCAGGACAACACGGCCATTACCTACGAACTGATCTTGAGGGTGTGATGGCTAGCACGATCCGCGTTGGCGACATTGGGGACTATGCCAAGCGTCAGTTCGAGCAGCTGCTGCGGGCAGCCGTCTTAGAAACCGACAACCTGGCCAAAAACGCCAGTCCATTCGACACAGGTCGTTTTCGCGCTAGCTGGGAGGTCGGTGAAAACTCGGCGCCAGGTGGTGTCAAGCCAGAAGGCAGCTACCCATCCACACCGCCGATCGACCGGTTGGGGTACCAGCAGGAGAAGTTAGGCAACGTCTACAGCGTCCATAACAACCTCTCCTACGCCGAGTTCCTGGCTAACGGCAGTAGCCCTAAAGCGCCTGCAGGTTGGGTGCAAGGCATTGCTAAGGATGTGCAAGGCCGCGTCCGCATTGCCGCTGATCGCATCGGGAGGCAGTCATGAGCAGCAGCCTCAACGATGTTCGCAGCGCAATTGAAGCGCGCATCGCTACCGAGTTCGCCAAAAGCCCGGCCTATCCGGTCTCCTATCAAAACGTCCCCTACAGCCCGCCCAACAACAGTGCATGGCTGCAGGTGCAGATTCGCTTTGGCGACAACGCCTACGCCACGCTGCAAGGGCCTAGCACTGGCTTCAACCGTCATAACGGCACCCTTGTCGTCAATGTCTTCACGCCGATTGGTACTGGTGCCGGCAGCAATCTGACGATTGCAGAACGGGTCAAAGATCTATTTGATCGCGCCAAATTCTCCAGCATCATCTTTGATCCGGTCTCCGGTCCTGCAGCAGTCATTGCTGCTGCACCTGAAGCGTTTTACCAAACGCAGCTAACGGCAACATTTGAAGCCTATTTAGACTGAGACAGCTACTGCCGTTCAAACATGGCCGTCACTGTTTTGTCCGGTACGTCCGGCGCTCTTTACTACAAACCCGCTGGCACCACCGGTACATTCGGTGAGTCTGGTGTCAATGTTTCTACTGAAACGATCACTGTTGAGCCTTACCTGAATTTCAAGGTAGGTGATCCGGTGAAGTTTCGTCTGGTTAATAGCCAAAACGGTGAGGCTGGGACAGGCACGCTGCCCGCTGGTCTCTCGGCTGGTACCACGTACTACGTGATTGCCTATACCGCTAGCTCTGGTGCACTACAGGTATCAGCTACCGCTGGTGGCTCTGCCGTCAATATCACCGACGATGGCACCGCTGCAACTCCCAACGAGTTTGAGGTGTTCTACGCCGATTTCGCCGCTGTTGGCCAAGTGCAGAACTGGTCGTTTGAGATCAGCCGGGCTGAGATCGATGTGACCACCATCGGTCAAACTGCCGGTCAGTATGTACCGTTCCGGGCTTACATCCCTGGCTTTGCTGATGGTTCTGGTAGCGCCACCATCTACGTCACCAATGAGGACAGCGCACTGTCAAATCGCATTGTCGAAGACGTAGTGCAGCGTCAGCAGGTCGGTTGTGCGTTCAAGCTCTACACCGACAAGCAAAACACTGAGGCCCTGAGCCGCGGCTTCTCCTTTGATGCTGTGATCATCAGCGCTACCCAGAACGTCAATCCTGACGACGCGCAACAGGTGGAAATCGCCTTCCGGCCTACCGGCACACCCAGCTTCGATTTCAGCACTTCTGCCTGATACAGCTTCTAGGCCGTGCCGCTCATGCCCCTGGCTTTTACCAGGGGCTTTTTTGTGCCTAAAGTAATAACAAATAGATGATTTTATGCCTGCACCTGCATCATCAGCTCTTGCCCGTCTCAAGAAGGCAGCCAATCTGACGCCAATCAAGCGTGCGGTTACCTTGTCCAATGGTGACCTGTTTGAGTTTTACGCGTCACAGCTGACGATGGCTGAACGTGAGCGAGCGCAGAAGATGCCTGGTGGCGATGATGCCAACGGCTTTGCCTTGAATTTGCTCGTGACCAAAGCAGTGGATGATGCAGGGCAGCGCCTGTTTCAAATTGGTGAAATCGCTGAACTGAAAAACGAGGTAAATGATTCTGACCTGCAAGCGCTGATGCTGGCCATCATCACTAACCCAGAGGAAGGCCAAGAACTGGACATGAAAAGCGGTAAAGGCTGAGCTCAAAAAAGATAAGCTCTTATTGCTTCAACTTGGTGTTGCTAAAGAGCTTGGCTACAGCCTTGCAAGGCTTAATCAAGAGGTAACACTTGAAGAGCTACTGATATGGTCGAGTTATTTTGACCTCCAAAACGAAGAGCAAGAACGGCAGATGAAGCGTCGCCGATAAACTGCTTATAGGCTTAGGGGTGCTGCTGTGTCTGTTGTCGCCAATGTTGCCATCAACGTTGATGCGCGCAATGCGATCCAACGGCTGCAGCAGGTGCAGCAAGAGGCTAAGACAACAGAGCGCGCTGTTAATGGCTTAGGCGCAGTTGTCGGTCGTCTAGCCGGTGCATTTGCAGCGTTCCAGGCTGCCAAGTTTGTTTTTGTCCAAGCAGCAGAAGTTGAAAGCCAACGGCGCAGCCTAGAGGTACTGACTGGCAGCGCTCAACGCGCTGGTCAGATCGTTAAAGAGTTGCAGGACCTTGGTGCGGTCACGCCGTTTACTAGCACCGAGCTGATTGAGTCTGCTAAACGCCTGCAAGCCTTTGGCGTTGAAGCCAGCAAGGTTGTTGATACGACCCGACGCCTGGCTGATGTCAGTGGTGCAACTGGTGCCGAACTGCAGGGCTTGGTCACTGCCTATGGACAGGTTCAGGCCAAGGGCCGATTGCAGGGTGAGGAACTGCTGCAGTTCCAAGAGCGTGGTGTTGCGCTGCAAAAAGTCCTGAAGGAGGAGTACAAGCTCAGCGGCGAGGAATTTCAAAAAGCACTGGAAGGCGGGCGCATTAGTGCCGAAGCTGTTGAAGCAGCCATCATCAAGCTCACGGATGCCGGTGGTAAATACGCCAACGGTGCCATTGCGCAGAGCGATACCTTAAACGGCAAGCTCAGTACGCTTCAAGACTCATTCCAACGTCTAGCCCAAAATATTGGCACATTTTTTGAGCCTGTTTTCAAGTTCCTGATTGATGGTATCAATGCATTTCTTGAGCGGGTTAATAATGCCTCTAGGCTTCAGGCGGAAGCGAGTTCACAGGTCGAAGCCAACCGAAGGACCAGAACACGTTTTGGCGCCTTGCGCTTTGCTAATCCATTCGACCAGGAAGTTCAACAGTATCGTGAACGCCTACGTAAATCGCTTCTTGCTTCTGAGCTAGGAGGCTCAACAGGGCCCTCAGTGCCAAGAGGCTCTGCAACTGGTGGTTTGCCTCCATTGCTTGCTGCTAGTGGCGGCAAAGGCCGGAAAGCAGGCAAAAGCGATGCGGAGCGTGAGGCCGAACGCGCTGCGGAGGTCGAACGGCGCTTGCAGGAACGCTTACGTGGTCTGCAGATTGAATCGCAACTCACCCAAAAGCTTTTAAGCAACAAGCTCTTGATTGCCGATGTTGAGAACCTAGGCAACAAGGAGGCGGCGATTGGATTAAAAGCAGAATCGCAAACCTTGCAAATTGTCGCTGATCTGCAAAAGTCTTTGATTGGTGTAACGGATCAGCGTGAACGCTTGGCGATCATCACCAAGACCGCGGCTGAGCTGGATAACCTAAATGTTGAAACATTGATTGAGCTAGAGCGTAATCGCCTTGCTGTAATCAAGGAGCAAAATGCTGAGTTCTTCAAGCGTGCTGGCCTGAACCTTCAGGACAATCTGCGTGGCGGTGCCGGCGCTTTTGATCTTGGGCTTCCTGATCTTCGAGTGAGTGAAGGGGAAACAAGAATCGCTGAACTCAGGCAGCAACTGCAGGAACTAGCTAACCCCATCAACGTAGCCCTCAACGGTGCTAACGCCATTGGTGACGCGTTTGGCACAGCTTTCACTGATGTGATTACCGGCGCCAAGTCTGCCCAGCAAGCGTTGTCCGAGGTCTTCAAAAAGATTGCCGATGCCTTTATTGAGGCGGCCACTCAGATCATTGCCAAGCAGATTGCCCTGATCACTTTCCAGTCGATCCTCAATGCCTTGGGTGGTGGTGGTGGATTCTCGTTTGGTGGTGCAGGCCCTGTATCAGGAGCTTCTGTTTTCGGCGCTGGTCAAGCTGGATTCAACCCAGCGGCATTTGGTGGTGCGAGCTTCTTTGCCGACGGTGGTTTCGTCACGGGGCCCACCAATGCTGTGATCGGTGAAGGCGGCGAATCGGAATACGTCATCCCAGCCAGCAAGATGAATGCTGCCATGTCTCGCTACTCACGCGGTGTACGCGGTGATGCAGTGATTGCTGGCGAAAGCGGTTCAACTCAAGCCGCTGCAGTCAGCGCCGGACCGATGGAGCCGATCGATGTGCGCTACAGCGTCGAGCGCATCAACAGCGTTGAGTACGTCACCAATGATCAGTTCCAACGCGGCCTAGCGCAAGCAGCGCAGCAAGGTGCCGCACAAGGTGAACGCCGTGCTCTGCGTACGCTGAGTAATAGCCCGGCGAATCGCCGTCGCATTGGTCTCTAATGGAATTCGCCTACGGCCACCTATTAGACGTTGGCCCTTCCGGTCAGGCCGCCCGCTTCCGCTTCCAGAATTACGCCATCGCTCAAAACGTCAATGGCTACATGTTTCTGGGCTTTGGCTTTGGTGGAGCGGTTGCCACATTGCAAGGCGATAACCTCGACGCGACGCTGCAACTGCCGAATACAGAGATGACCCGCGCCTGGGCAACGCAAGCGCTGGAAAACCTCTGGGTCGCCAAGGTCACCACCATCCTGTGGGAGCCCAGCAGTGGTGCTGTGCAACGCACCCTCTATGAGTATTTCGGCAGCTGCGCTAGCGGTGGCTGGGACGAAACGACGCTGCAGATCAGCCTGAACTCCGTGCTGGATTCAGTCCAAGCCAATGTGCCCGCGCGCCGCTTGATCCGTAACTTGGTGGGCAACATCCCGTTTACAGCGCAGCTACGTGTGTAGTCACCTGATTGGTCGACCCTACGAATACGGCGGCAACGATTGCATCCGGCTCGTCATCGATGCGCTGGATGAGATGGGCATGAATCCACCAACGTTTAAGCCTGAGTGGTATGCAATGACCCCGCGGCAGGTACTACAAGATCTAGACCAATTCTGTATGCGCATTAAAGAGCCTATCTACGATGGTGATATTGCAGTCTTAACAGCGGCTCCGCTGGCTTTTGGGGTGACATGGCAGCAGGGACTCCTCTACATCAACAACCTCAGCAAAAGCGTGGACTGGAAACCGGCGGCGCTCCTTTCAATCCGCCGCTGTTACCGTTTGAAGTCGCGTTAATCGAAACGCTGGGTTGTAGCGATCAGGAATACCGCAAGTTTTTACGCCACGCCGAACTGAAATCGCGTGTAAGGCCAGCTGAGTATGACCATATCCCTGATGTTGAAAATGCCGTTGCTGTTGCTGTCGTAAGCCTTGTCATTGGTCTGGCAAGCACAGCCGTCAGCATCCTGCTGGCACCCAAAGCGCCGACGCTTGAAAATCAGCCGCGGATCCGTAGCCGACAGCTCTCCGATCAGATCGGCCCCACGCGCTTCAACCAAACCACCAGCTTCGATAACGTCAGCGCCCTGGCTGAATACGGCCAAACCATTCCTGTCCCATTCGGCAAACGCGATGAAGGCGCTGACGGCAACGATACCGGAGGTCTAATTCTTGCCCCAGCTTTGGTGTGGAGCCGCCTGTTCGCTAACGGCTCATTCCAGTCCTACGAGGGCATTTACGTTGCCGGACAGTTTGGTCTACCGACCCCACAACTCGGCGGCATCCGTGTCGGCACCACCGGCTTATCTACCCTTGATGACAGTGAATATGCGTTGTTCTGGTCATCCAAAAAGGATGCTAACCGACCCACAACACTAATTGCAGGCACCGCCGGTGCTGGAGCGACTGGTACATTAGGCAGGCAAGTGTTTACCGCACCGACTGGTGGTGGTCAGCAGTTCAGCCTAGGTTTCTCGCAAGCCTATAACCCGCAAAACGCATCACAATTTGGTGCCTACTCACCCATCGAAAACGGAACTGCCTTCCGCTTTAACTGGGAGATCATCGCCGCGCCAGAGGCTGGAACATTAGGCGCGGACAACCAAGAACAACGCGCAGAGATTAAAGCTCGACGCAGAAAGATTGCCGGCAAACGAGCTGATGTGCTCACCGTCGTTGAAAACGCCACTGCAACAACGAAACTCGCCGTTGGTCAGCCCGGAGTCGGCCGCCAGTATTCAAGGCGGATGGGCATCGTTCGCATCAATAACACCGAATACTCAAGCCGTACGTTTGTCAACGTCAGCGTTGGATCGACAGCTGTTTTTCAGATCCGCCTTCAAAACTGGGACGACTTTGAACGGAGTGATTTTGCCGATACTGAAGTTAACCTGACCGATCTTGAAAGCGCCGCCGATGCTTGGCGTACCCGAGCGGACGACTTGCTAACGATTGGCTCGCGCTGGATTATCGGTTCAACCATCTGGATCGTTCGTGATCGCGACCCGCAACCTGATGCGCAGTTCATCAACGTTACGCTCGAATGCACTGAAATCCAGAAGAACCCGCAGATCGGTGCATGCGGTACACGCACGATTAATGAACCACTGGCTGGTTACGACGGCCCCGGATCGGGACCGGGTGGACAAGACTTTGATCCCGCTACCAACATTGGTACTGGGTTCTTCCCGCTGTGCCGCTACAGCGAAGCTACGGTGCGACCAGTTCGTCGTGATGCTGATGTCATTGAAATCGGGATCAAAAGCCAGGTGTGGAATCGCGCTAGTGGCCTCACCAACTTCAACACGATTCCGACACCAGCCAAACTCTTCCGACTGGACAGGAAAAACATCACACTGAATACACCACGACTGGATCGCTATTTTGCGCGCTCCTCGTTTTTCTCCGTGCTGGTACGACCCGTGCAAAAGTTTGGCGAAGCGGAACGGGCTTGGGCACGCATCCCTCAACTGTTCTGCGTATCAGGCACAGCACCAGTTGACCAGTTCAACTTCCTGCGGATCCAACCCCGCACAGCTGGCTACTACGAATATCGGTTTGTTCCTGTCACTGGCGCCGAAGCTGGCCGCGATGACGAATTAAACCAGACCGTCATTCAACTTGACTCCGAATCCGAATCAGCCAACGCCGATACTAATTTCGGTAGCGACTATTCAACGCCCTATGGTTCCTTTCGCTTGAGTACAAGAGGCAAGCGGTTCACGGTCAGTCAACTGGAACGAAACAAGGAGCTGACCACCAACGCAAGTACCGCATTTGTTGGTGGTACGTTCATTCCTGGCTAAAGGTTTTATTCACTACCACTCACCCAGAGATCGATGTCTTTCACCCCGACCGAAGTTAATCTATTTAGCGTTTCGGATGGAACGACATTAAATCCGTTTCCCGCAAATGCGATTTACTTTGATATCTTTGGTGATCCAACCACTAAACGGGTTGGGGATACACAGGAAGAGGATCTAATTTGCCTTGCTGGTAATTCAACGATCACCATTCGCATTAGGGCGGAAGTAATTAGAGGCACGATCGGCGAAGATGTTGGCCAGAAATACGTTGATTTAACTGGCTCACGGCTTATATGGCGAAACTTTACATACAAAGTCATTCGATCGGTCGGCGATGGACCTGTTCGCACAATCTTTACTTTTAGTAAGTTAGTAAATAATGCGCTTGGTAGAGGTGTAAGCACACTAAGTTACATAGTAACCGCAGCTGTTAGAACAGCAACCCCAACTCCTGCGCCGCCCAATCCAAACCCTACTCCCGGTCCAACACCTGCGCCAACACCTGCGCCAACGCCAGCGCCAACAGCGGCGCCGACACCGATACCGGGACGCCCTGTAGATGACAATGGAGTCTCACGAGCCCAACGCATTTTTGAGCAGCAATCACAAATTGCCGATGTCAGCTTTTATCAAGAACTTACAAAATCCAATCAATCAAATCCTGAGCATGAAATTGTTTATGTCAACGAATATCTAGAAAACGTATCGGATGCAAATTACGACGACCTATCCGTCCTTGCTATCTCCGTCAAATCAAGCGGTCAGATCGGAAGCGTTGGGCAGATCCGTGCTTGGATTCCCAGTGGCATCAGTGTCCAACGGCTGGTAGACGGCGGAAACGGCCCCAGCAACCTGTTCTCTGATCTGGTCTACTACCTGCTGACCGATATCAAACAAGGCGTGGGCAATGTCGTGCCACTGGAGCTTGTCGATGTCGCTTCACTGCAAACGACGGGTAAGTATCTACGTGCCAACAAGATCTTCTACGACGGCGTACTAGAAGATACCGAATCACTCCGCTCGTTCATTTTCAATACAGCGCCGCTTCAGCTGTGTAACTTCACGATCAAAAATGGTCGCTTTGGCTTGATGCCGGCATTGCCGTTCAACAGCAGCTTTCAGATCAGTACTAGCCCTATCGCTGTCGAACAGATCTTCACGGCTGGCAACATCATCGAAGACTCGCTGCAGCTGCAGTACATCGATATCGCGCAGCGCACCAACTTCAAAGCTTTGGTGTCGTGGCGCGTCACCGTAGAAAACGATCTGCCGACGCAAGCCTCAGCGTTGGTGGAATGGGCCGACATTGCCGAAGACGACGCTTCCGCCACCCAGCAGGTGTTTGATCTCAGCGAGTTCTGCACCAACCGCGAGCAGGCGTTGCGTACAGCTCGATTCCTGTTGAGTGTGCGGCGCCGCGTTACGCAAACCGTCACGTTCAAAACGGTGCCGGATGCGCTGAGTATCCAGCCTGGTTCTTATATCCGCGTGATGACGACGGCTACCACCTTTAACACCAACAGCGTGGGTGCCATCACCGATGCAGGCAGCTTGACTTCCATCAATCCGATTGATGACGGCAGCTACGACGCCATGTTTTTCAACCCGACGACTGGTGAGTTTATCGAGCGCTCGTTCTTTGTCTCGGGCAACGTCATCTCCGATCCGTCGCTGCACAACACCCTGTTTATGATCCGCAGCCAGCAGAACAACAGCAGCATTTTCCAAGTCGAACAGATCACGCTTGACGAAGAAGGTCTGATCAATGTGTCCGCAGTGCAAGTACCCGTCGATTCGAGCGGAGCTAGCATTGTTGCAAAGGACGTATTGACTCCCGGCAACTTCAGGGTGACTGAGTGATGGCGTTCCCGACCTTGAAACCAACCGGCCGCGAGTTCAACGCAGGCGACTTTCCGATCAAACGCTTTAACGCCCAATCCGGCGCTGAGGTTCGCATCCTCTACGGCAACCGCCGCACCAACGCCACACTGAGCCTCAGCTACGACAACATCACCGACGCCAACGCCCAGCTGTTTGCTGCTGACTACGACGCCCAACTCGGAACCTTTCGTACGTTTACTTTGCCGAGTGATGTACGCGCCGGTTGGACTGGATCAGCAGCGACAATTGACGCACCACCTACAGCACGCTGGCGCTACGACTCTGCTCCTGTGATACAGGCAGTTCGGCCCGGTCGCAGTAGCGTTACAGTAAGTTTGGTGGCTGTGATCTGATGCAGAAAGCATATACAGGACGCGACGGCCGCCTGCTGATCGACGGTTCCGAGCAAATTAAGGTCACCAGCTGGACCCTAACCGGCAACCTCGAAGCACTGGAAACCACCAGCCTTGGCGATACTCAACGCACCTATGTTCCAGGAGTCCAAGAATTTAGTGGCAGTGCCACATTGCTGTATTACAGCGAAGCATCAGGCCGCAACGATGCCGCCACAGCACTGAAAAATATCCTTAAAGTCGGCAGTGTTTCCGATGCCGATACGGTAACTATTACGCTGCGTTTTGTTCAAGGCAACGCTGCAAACGATGTTTCGTTGAATGCTTGGATTACCAGCGTGTCGTATGGCGCCAATGTCGGTGAAGTCAGCAGCGCCCAGATCAGCTTCCAAGCCACTGGAGCACTCACTGCGGTGACAATCTAATGGGCATTTATCTTGGCCTGATCGGCAACATCGAGCTAACCCGCACAGCTCTTGAAGGTGCCAAGCAAAGCACCATAAACCCAAGTGATGTAAACGCCAGCCAAGACCGTTTTAGTTTTGACTTTCAAGAAGGCTTTCTGGTTACAGGTGATTTCATCGAGATCACCACAACAGACGGCACAAATCTTGATTTTATTGATCCGAGCGGTTGGGCAAATAATTCCCTCCATTCCAGCGGCGCTTGGTACATCTTTGTTGACGAGCTTGGCGGGATTCGTCTTTACACAAGCTTTGCGGCAAGCCTAGATGGCGGTACACAAGGCCGCGTGCCACTGGTTGCTATCAATCGAAATATCCCAATCAATGTGATTATCCGAGACCGTGAATCACGTGTGCTTGGCGACATCATTGAGTACGAACTGAATACAAACCGCGAAACAGTTGACATCACGACGCTGAGCGATGAATACCGCCAGCAGTACAGCAGCCTGATTAGTGGGAGTGGCAGGCTAACCGCACGCTGGGATTACACCAACAACCGCCACGAAGAACCCGTCAACTATCTGATGCAGCTGGTACTGCGTACAGAAGTCGGTTCTACATTCCACGGACGTTTTTACATCAAGGCGCCGGATACCCCCGCGTTTGCGGGGTCATTTGAAGCGGCTCAAATTAACGATTCTGTTTACTGGGATTTAAACGGCATTATCACGGCTTCGGCCGTCAGTTTCGCTGCTGATCAGGTAATCACCGCCGTTATCGACTTTATTTCAACTGGCCCGATCAAGTTACGGGCTTCAACTCAGGTTCCCAACCGCCTGCTGCAGGAGGACACCGGCAAGATCAAGCTGGAGCAGGATGGAGCGGCGTTTGTGTTGCTGGAAGAGCCGGAATAGGAGCCTTAGACTCGTTGTAACTGTAAGCGCTTAAAGGAAGCCCCGCGATGGCCGACCTAAGGATCAGCGAACTAGCCACGCTTGCGGGTGCCAATCTTGCGGCCGGCGATTTCCTGCCTCTCGCTGACACCAGCGCCAGTGAAACCAAAAAGATCACCGTTACGGATCTCGTTGGCAATGCCACGACGCTGATTGCGGATGCAACGATCCCCAGCGCGAAGATCCTGTTTGGTGTCAACACAATTCCTGCTAGCTCGCTGAGCAACGGCAGTGTTACTGCAACGCAGCTGGCAAATGATGCGGTCACAGCCGCCAAGCTTGCTGACGAATCCAGCGTTGATCTTGTAACGACGCTTCCAGCTAGCGGTGCGTTTGTCGGCCAGATCGCACTGGATACCGACGACAGCAAGATTTACTGCTGGGATGGCAGCAGCTGGGTCAGCGTCAAAGGCGCCGGCAGCGTCAACGCTGTTATCGGTAGCACCAGCGGCGCGATCAATATCGTTGTCAGCACTAGCGGCGATCAAGTCAGCATCAGTGCGACGCTGGATAACACCACGGCCGCTGCTGAGTTTCTCGCTGGCCCAACCGCTTCGGCTGGCACTGTTGGTTATCGCCCGATTGTTGGCGCTGATCTCCCGACTGCCACCACAACGACCAAAGGCGCCGTCATCGTTAACGGCAATGGCCTAAGCCTGTCTGGTGACACGATCACCATTAACAACACGGTTACGGCAGAAGCTAGCAACTTTCACATAGTTCAGTACAACGCCAAAGGTCTTGTCACTTCTGGCCGTGTTATCAGTGCCAGTGACGTACCAATCGCCACTGCATCGGTAAACGGCATTGTCAAACCCGGCTCCGGACTGGGTGTAAACGGTAGCGGCTCACTTAATCACACCAATTCGATTGGTGCTGGCTCCGGCGTCAAGGTCAGCTTTGACACCGAAGGGCACATCACTGGTGCTGCATCACTTGTTGAAGCAGATATACCCAACCTGTCGGCCGCCAAGATCACCACTGGCACCCTCGATATTGACCGGATTGGTGGCAACGCAGTTACCGGCGTCAAGCTGGCCAACTTTGCAATCACAAAGATTGGTAGCACAATCCCTTCAGCGGATAGCATCGGCCAATTCTTCTTTAATCCGCTCTCCCGCGATCTATCACTCTGGGATGGCAATGTTTACCAGCCGGTTGGCATCAGTGCCGGTGAAATCGTCTTCGCTGGCACTTACGACGCATCTACGAACACGCTGAGTTCTGTTACGTCCGAAGGATCGGCAGCTGGTTTCGTTAATGGCAGTGCTCTCCCATCGGCAGCAGGTGGCAACAGCCGTTATTACGTCGTAGTGAACAACGGCGGTACCGGCACTGCACCAGCACCAACGGTCACGCTGCAACCGCCAGACATTTTGCTGTCGAACGGAACCAATTACATCCTGATCGACGTTTCGCAGACTTTCACCAGCCAAAGCGCTGTCAACGTTTCGTTTTCACCGACTGGAACTATTGCAGCCAGTAACGTACAGGCCGCGATTGCTGAAGTCGCTTCAGAAGCACTGCAAGCAGCAGGCAGCACACTGACGGGTCAGCTGCTAATTGGCTCAGCCGGCAGTTTGGTGTTCGAAGGCGCCACCGACAACGCTTTTGAGACCACGCTTGGTGTTGTTGATCCAACAGCGGATAACGTAATTAACCTGCCAAATGTCTCCGGCACGGTCATCACGAGCGGCGACACTGGAACCGTTACCAGCACGTTGATTGCTGATGGCACAATCGTTAATGCCGATATCAATGCCTCTGCTGCAATCGACTACAGCAAACTTGCTGCACTAACGAGCGGCAACATCGTTCTTGGTAACGCAAGCAACGTCGCCACCAGCACTGCTGTAACCGGTGATGTCACCATCGGCAATACTGGCGTTACCGCCATTTCCAGCGGTGTCATCGTTGACGGAGATATCAACGCCAGCGCAGAAATTGCTGTTAGCAAACTGGCGGATGGTACTGCCCGTCAATTACTACAGACCGACGCAGCTGGTACAGGGGTTGAATGGACTAGCAATGTTGATATTCCCGGAACGCTAGATGTCACAAGCACTGCAACTTTTGATGGCACCATTACCGCCAAAGATAACGTCACACTTAATGCACAGGCTGACCTACGTTTTGCAGATAGCGACAGCAGTCACTGGGTCGGATTTCAAGCTCCTGCAACCATCACCAGCAGTGTTACATGGACACTTCCAAGCGCCGATGGCAGCACTGGCCAAGCATTAACAACAAACGGCACAGGCACACTGAGTTGGACAGGCGTTGGCGACGTTACGCTTACTGGCACTCAAACTCTTACCAACAAAACACTTACTGATCCAGCAATTACTGGAACAATTCTTGAAGACATTTTTACAATCAGTGACGGGGCTGCGTTTGAAATTGATCCGGGAAACGGCAGTATTCAACTAATCACTCTTGGCGCAAACCGCACACCAAAAGCGACAAACTTTGTGGCAGGAGAAGCGATCACTCTGATGGTGGATGACGGAACCGCTTATTCAATTACTTGGACAGATACAACATTCGGATCATCAGGCGTTATATGGAAAACAAATGCGGGAATCGCACCCACCCTCAACACGTCTGGATTCACCGTTATTGTTCTGTGGAAAGTTGGCACGCAAATTTATGGTGCTCGGGCAGGAGACGCCTAATGGTTATCGTCAGTTGCGACACCTTAAACCTGCTTGGATGACATCCCATGCTTTCTAAATTCCTATTGGCTTGCACGGCTCCGGCAGCAGTAGCGGTTGAGTTTTACGCTTCCGGTGGAACATCGGATCCGGGTGGTATTAGCACTGATAAATCAATCGTGTTGCCCCAGTCGGTATCGGTTAACGACATTATTGTTGTTCACACAACAATGGGCACAGGCTTGACTTCCTCTGGCTATACACAAATTGGAGGCGATTTTACGAACCTTGACAGCTACATCAATCGTGCTTATTACATAATCGCGACAAGTGGAACTAGCTCGACAATAAACTACAACGGAACAGATGCTATTGCCGTGTTGATCAAAAGCCCCGGCAAGTCAAACATACAGGTTGGCTCATGGGCTGATACCTCAAGCGCCAATTTGACCATCACCCCGCCATCTGGCACCACGTCAAGTGACATTGTTGTTTTGACTGCAATAGATAGAGCTGTTGGGAGCCTAGGCGCCCCATCTGGCTATACGGGGATTGGGCCAAGTTCATCATCATCCTTTTTTTCCGTAAGAAGCTTTTACGACGCTACTGGCTCCAATGCCGCCGCAACTGTAAACCGTAGTACTGCAGCAAACTCTTTTACAGGAATCGGCTTTAGGCTGTACTAAACCAAGGCCGTCGCTACCTTTTGCTCCTGTCTTCAACCATGGAACTTCGCAATCAAGCTACTGGGGCCGTAATCCTCGATTACGAATTCAGGCAGATATTCAAAAATACCTCATTTCCAGCTGATATCAGCAACCAGACTTATCAGGCCTTTGGTTACGACCCAGTACTAGAAGGTCCAAAGCCTACGCTTATCCCTCCGTATCAATACGCCCAGCGTGATGGCGTCATTGAAATTGATGGTCAGTGGTTCACCCACTACATCGCCGTGACCCCAGACGACGATCAGAAGGCTGCAATGGATGCCATGCAGGCGTCCACAATCCGCAGCGAGCGCAATAGGCGTCTAGCCGCCTGCGACTGGACACAGCTTCCTGATGCACCCGTCGATCACCAACCTTGGCTTGCTTACCGTCAGCAACTGCGGGATGTCACCTCACAGCCTGGTTTCCCCTGGACGATTGAATGGCCACCGCAGCCGTAATCACCCTGGTTACTCTGCACTGGTGAACGTCCAACTCCCTTGCTTGGTCTGCTCAGTCTTTGGCTAGTAGGTCTCTTTGTTGCCTACTGCCTGTTAGCGATCAATCCCCGTGATGATCAAGGTTGATCTGGCTTCTGCATACCTGGTGAGCTAACCATCTGCCATGGCGACAAAGGCAAAAGCGGGCGCAGCTCGTATCGACCATCAGCCTGGTACTCCCAAAAAGACCAGGCAAGGTAAGTCGCTGCGGACTTCGTTAGCTGCCACCAGTCGTAATCGACGCCGTAAGCGCTATCGCGGCCAAGGCAAATAACAGCTCTCGTTACGCTGAATCCATCGGGTTCCAGTCGCCGTGGTCGAGGTAGCTGCAGCGGTCGTCGGCGCCGCAATCACTGTTGGAGCCATGGGCTTTGGCTCGCAATCCAAGCGCTCAACCGAAGCGCGAGATGCTGTCGTCCGCTTAACTGTTGCGGTTGAAAACGTTGCCTCACGCCTAGAGGTACTTCATACCGATATCAAGGCCGACCAGAAAGAAACCTATGGTCGCCTCAATGGTTTAGAGCAGCGCGTCACCAAGCTAGAAGCGGAGCACAAGCCATGAGCAACCCTGCTGTGGTGACTTTGGTTCTGCGCCTAATCGTTGGCTGTTACAGCTACATGCTGATCATGGCCAGCGCCAATGTCGCCAGCTGTGAGCTGCGCCGCCCAGGCCAGTGCGGCAACCAATGGACGCAAGCGTTCACCGTCGCGGGTGGTGCGGCATCAACCATGTGGGCCTTCATTACGGAGTCACCGCGCAGTCCATCCGATGGCTCCATCAACCGCAGCCGTCGCAATGGTCCACCTACCACCTAGCCCCATGTCTTTACGCACCTTCGGCGACGCACTATTGGCTTTCCTGTTCATGGGTTTAACGGAGGCTGTAATCAAGCCCTTGGCGAAAGCCGCAATCGATCGCCCATTGCGCCGTGCCCTGCCGCTTGTCTATGAGCAGCTTGATAGCGACATGCCCAACTTGCTGCGTACAGCAACGCCGGAGGTGATGACCGCCAAGATCGCCGCCAGCATCGCCAGCGCCACCGGTCATCAAGCGACCGCTCGCCAAATCGAGCAAGTGGTGCAGTTTTACGACCCGATCAAGGCCGTGCTGCGCAACGTCAGCACAACCCTGAAATAAACGATGGCTGTAATTCAGCTACGTCAAGCAGCAGCGCATTTCAAGCAGCTGCCCCATCAGCTTGCAGCCTGGGATTGGCTACAGGCTCAGCTCAGCGATGAGGTGCTGATTGAATTTGCGGAGTTGTACCGCGCCGACCCCAAACCAAAAGAGCTGCTGCCGCCAGCGTGGGTAGCGCCAGCACTGAAGTTAATCCGTGAATTTGAAGGTTGCGTCCTAGAGGCGTACAAGTGCCCAGCTGGTCAGTGGACGATCGGTTGGGGTACGACACGGCTGATGGATGCCCCTGTGCGTAGTGGCGACACGATCAGCCAAGCCCTTGCCGATGAGCTGTTGCAGAACGAAGTCGAAAACCTTTTTGGCCCCGGTGTGCTGCACCTATTGCCGATGGCCAAAAGTTGGAAGCCCAATCAGGTCGGTGCTCTCGTGAGCTTTGCCTACAACCTGGGTCTCGGCGCACTGGAAGACAGCACGCTGCGTAAACGGCTTTTGGCTGGTGAGGAACCCTGTCATGTCGTCCGCGAAGAGTTACCGAAGTGGGTGCATGCAGGCGAGGCGGTTTTAGCTGGTTTAGAGCGGCGCCGTGCTGCCGAGGTTTCCGTCTTCTGCGGTCATCAACGGCTGAACGTCCCACCGCAGCAAAAGCCGGGTGAGCCGCTCAAGGTGCCGTACTACAGCCAGCGCGATTCCACGGTGGCAGGCCAAGCCAATCGCATGTGCTTCAGCTCCAGCTGCGCCATGCTCCTGGCCTACCTTCGCCCTGGTGTAATCAGCGGTGCTGCGGCTGATGACCAGTACCTCAAGACGGTGCTGCGCTATGGCGATACCACTGATGTACAAGCACAGCTCAAGGCCTTAGCGCATTACGGCATTAAGGCCAGCTTTAAGCAAAACGGCGGCTGGGATGACCTGCAACGGCAGATCGCACGCAACGTGCCAATCCCTTGCGGCTTCCTGCATCACGGGACCAGTAGCAAGCCATCCGGCGGTGGCCATTGGCTCACCGTAATCGGCGTCACGAGCGGCCATGTCATCGTCAACGACCCCTTCGGTGAGATGGAAGTTGTTCGCGGCACCTACCTCAATAGCAAAGGTGGCGGCATTGCCTACAGCAAAGCCAATTGGGGACCGCGCTGGCTTGTGGAGGGTGTACGTAGCGGTTGGTGCATCATCGCTGAGCCATGAGTACACCCAACATCAGCCGCCGCATTCAGCCCGGTCTATGGACTGTGGAACGCCCCAGAACTGGCGTCAAAGTATGGATGGCCATGGCCAATGGCATTACCTACATCAGTTATGACGAGGACAATACAAGGCTGTGGCTAAGCCGTGAAATGGACGACCCTGAGCCACCAGCAGCGGCTTAATCCCCTTGGTCAAACTGTTTAGGGTTGTTCGCTTGATTGCTTAAGCCTTTAGCAACCAGCATGCATTCATACATCACCTCAGCCTGCCAACGCTGTTGATGTTCAATGCAATACCCCAAGCCACAAACACGCCAAATGATGCCCTGCTCTGTCAGTAGCCGTTCGACAGTTGGCTCCACGAACGGCAAGCTGTAGTGAGCATGTCCCATTTCATTATGGCCTGGGGTGATTGGATGTCCCCGCAGATGGGATTAGAGCACCATCTAGAGCTCGAACGCGGCAGACGTGCCTTGGCCAATAGCACGCCTGATCAAGTGATGGCCCATGCCCTAAGGCTTTGGCAGCTCACCATTCACCAGAGTCTGATCATCCGTGGTGCTACGCGGCGCATTGCTGAGTTGGAGTGTCGGGAAGCGTTGCAGGATCAGTAAGTTCTAGACGCAGTTGATACATCTCACAGTGCTTCGATGGCGGCTTTGCAGCGACATCCTTTTCAGCGCCTGCCAGTTTGACCCGCAGATTCATCAAGGCGCGGTTGTGCTGCTGCTGTACCGCCTGTCGCGTCATCTCTAAATCACTAGCCAGGCAGCGGTACGTCGTCGGCAGCTTCTTGTTGTTGAAGTAGCGCTCTTTGATTACTTTCTGGTGTACAGGATTGAGCTGCTCAACCGCATCGTGCAACTGGTCAGCGAACTGCACGAAATCCTCTGTTTCTTGCTGAATACTGCTGGGGTCAGCAACGATATCCATGTATTCGCTACCACGCTCACTAGCCATCCGCTCATCGAGACTGACGAGATTGACGCTATGGTTCAAATAGTGGGATAAATAATTGGCTGAGACCTTGCAGTAGTCTGCCGTCTCGTTGAGCGACGGCATTTTGCCAGTGGCGCGCATCTGTTGTTGCATATAGTCCATTGCCTTGCGGATCGCGTCATTCGCCTGCATCGGTAGGTGGATAATGCGGCTATAACGATTGATCGCGCGGGTGATGCCTTGGCGGATCCACCAATAGCTATAGGTAGAAAATTTATAGCCAAGCTCGGGGTCGAATTTAGCAATCGCCGAGTCAAGGCCAATCAAGCCCTCTTGGATCAGATCCTCAAGGTTGAGCGTGCCAGCGTACTTGTGATATTTGCCAGCGACTTTGACGGCTAGACGGATGTTGGACATAAAGAAGCGATCACGCGCCCGCCGTCCTCTAGCGATCGTCGCTTTTTGCTGTTTATCTGGTGCCTCCAGCTCGCCAAGCGCTAACCAGCTCTGTACATGACGCGCCAGGATGATTTCCTCTTCAGCTGTCAGTAGTGGATAGCGATGCGACTGCTTGAGGATCCAGTCGACGGAAGTAACAGGTTGAGCCATTAGCAGAAGGGAGAAAAAATGGCTATGTTGTGAGCCTCGACCTTTATCAAGGCTCGGGGCGTCCGTAGCTGGCCGGCTGCGGTGAGGCTGATACCGCGTGAGGACCAGCCACCGGCCACCCTTTTGATTAGACCGTGGCGAGCGTTACGCCATGGTCTTGGTCTTGGTATTTGCCAGACCGTTTCTCATATGTGATATCACATTTGTCGCCTTCAAAGAAGAGCAGCTGACAAATTCCCTCATTGGCGTAGATTCGGCAGTCAGCACCTGAGGAGTTAGAAAACTCCAGGGTGAGATGCCCGCGCCAGCCAGCTTCTGCAGGTGTCATGTTGGCAATCACGCCCATCCGGGCATAGGTGGACTTGCCCAAGCAGATCACCGTGACGTTTTCAGGTACGCACAGCTTTTCCAAGGCCACACCTAAGCCGTAGCTATGGGCAGGCAGGACAAAGTACCTACCCCTTGAATCGCCTTGCAATTCGACATTGCGCAGGTTGTCAGGGTTAAACGCCTTCGGGTCCATGATCGTTCCAGGCACATGCTGAAAGACACGGAAATCAGCTGGGCTTAGGCGGATGTCGTACCCGTAGGAGCCGCAGCCGTAGCTGAGCACCTTCTGGCTGCCGAGCTGACGGATCAGGGTCCGTTCAAACGGCTGGATCATGCCGGCTTCAGAGCGCTGGCGAATCCAATGATCAGCCTTGATCATTGTTGGCCTCCCGTGCTTTCTTGGCCAGTACCCAAGCGGCAAAAGCGACAATCAGTGCAGCGGTCTGGTTGTTGATCGGCTGGGCGTGCGGGTAACTGTCACGCCACCACTCAGCGAGGAGATCCTCAAGCGTCTTGTGTGTTGTCGTCATCGGTCTGAGTGAGAAGTCCTGTGTAAAGGCTGTGCATGGGATGGCTTTTGTCAGCGCGGCCGCTGGCGATGTAGGCAGCCTCTAGCCGGTCTTGCACGGCTTGCTGCTCAATCGGGTTGCAGTCGGGATTCATCAGAACGGCATCGAATTGGTTGATTCAGCCTTGGGCTTTTGATCGCTCACGGCCAGCAGCAGGTAGTCATTGCCGGCTTTGCTGACCTTGGGCCGCAGGTTTGCTCGGATCTGTACGCAGTGCTGCCCTTTGTCATTAGTCACAGGGTTCTGCGTTAGCGCCCAGCTGTAGAGCTTCTCGATCTCTTCCACCGGCACATCGGACGATGCCCAATAGGCGCCTTGTGTGTTCTGGTCTTGGTTGCAGTTGAACCAAAGCGTGAAGGCGTCGGGTGCGAAATCAGGCATGAGTCAGTTAATGGGTGGAAGTTTGAAGTAACGGCGCAGCGCGTCATGCACGGCACCGCTTGGGGTGAGTTGATGCTGGTTGGCGTGTTGACGAACCAGCTCCATCACGTCAGGCCATAAATGCGCGCAAACCGCCACGCTCCTTGTGCTGCGCCCATACCGGCGCCTTGGAGTACTAGCGCTGGCTAGCTGCTCCTCTTGCTGCAAACCATCAATGATGGCCTCAGCTACACGGCGTTTTGCACTACTCATTTAAGGCACACCATAAATAAGGGGTTTGTCGGTGGGCATAGAAATCAACAGGCTCTATGGCTAACCCTTCATCCTCTAATACAGCCAGTTCCCTTAGCTGAAGCCAGTACGACTTCACCCGTTGATGGGTAACAAAGCGAAGTTGCTCCGGCACCGCATTGGCCGAGGATTCCCACTGCAGCACAGTGCCGCTAAGTGCAGCAAGATAGGCACCTGAGTTATTCCTGAGCAGCCAATAAACCCGGTGCAGATACGGATCGCTGTAAGAGGTTGAGATCGGCTCGGATCCGTTGCAGCAGCGCCCGTTTGGCGCAGTGGTTGCCGAAGTAGGTAAGCCGTGAATTGTATGCAGCTTCTGCATAAGCATCCGCTGCTGTTGCTTCAACGGCTCGGATGGCATCGCATACATGCGCATGAGCAAGTCGGATGTGCTCATCAGGCGGCAACGGCATGAAGCTGCTCCATCAGGAAGTCGCGGTGCGCCGCGGTCTTGATGTAGTCAGCGGCCTTCTTGTCCGGCGGCAGACTGAAGCGTTCTTGAAACGCCAGGACGATCTGACTGCGGCGCTCGTCGCTCACCTTGAGCACAGCCTGGACTAGCTCTTGCACCTCAGCGGCACTGAGCTTTTCCGGGTTGGGCGAACTCGGTGCTTTTTGAGCGGTAGCTGCTTTCGCCGCCGGTGGCTTGCTAGCGCTAGCCGCTTCGGGTTGAGCGTTGTCGTCGCGCATCGGGTTCTCCACCTCGACTCGCGCCCACAGCTCATAGCCCAGGCCAAAGGCAAAGGCTGCAGCGGTGCAGAGGCAGCGGCGGTGTGTGTCGGTCAGCGTGCGCGCTGTGATCCGTTCAAACGGAATCGGGTTGTTGCGGTTGTCCATGCAGGCCTGAGGGAAATCAGGCGTCACCTGCTCGCCATTGGCGAAGTAACCAACGACATAACCAGTGCCATCTGGGGCACGCCAGACGTGGCCGCCATCCGGCGCGCTGCTGAGCGTGAACTGCCAGCCCGGTGCATGGACGTGAAGCAGGTGGGCGATCTTGGCCCAGTTCACATAGTCCGCGGCATAGGAGCCGCTGCCCTTGGTGGAGATGTCATCAGGCGTGATGACCCCACCAAGTTGCGGGAAATCAGTCATGGATGCGGGGTTATCGGATGCCGCGTCGCTGCGGCACCCTTGCACACTAGGCTAGCCAACGCTAGTCGTCAATGGCTTCTCCCCACGCCGCTAGCGCCTCGTCTACTGGGTCGGAGCCGTTCAGGCAAAACGACTCCCATTCGCTCGGCGTCCATTCATGCCAGCCGCTCAGCACATTGCGCAGCAGATCCCGCTGGCTGTTGCTCAGGCTTTGGCACTGCTGCTCTAACTGCTTCCAGGCCACCGCTGGCGTGAGCCCTTTGGCCTTGGCAAGCGCCTCAAACCTTGCTTGGTGCTCAGCGCTTAATGCTTTCGCGGCATCCTGAGTCAACGGCTCTGGTTGCTGCAGCCACTCCGGCGCCTCTAGCTCGCCGATGAAGTGTGAAAAGAAATCCGTCGCCCGCCATGGCACACCATTGGCATCGGTGATCGGCTGTGACTCCTTGAGGCGATCCTTCAGGCGGCGGTCCGTCACGCCGCTGTAGTCGCCCTCGGCCACCCGCGCATTGGCCAGCGCCAACTGGATGAAGGTCAGCGGCTGCGGCTGTTCGGTCTTGGCGTTTTGCAGCTTGTTGAAGCTGGAATCCCGCACCGCAGGAAATCCCGCCTGCTCACCCCACTCATGCAGCGTGCTGTGGATCCAGCCGTTGCGATTGCACCAGGCCGTGAGTGTGCGACCAAAGCGCTGCCGGGCAGCTAGCGGCGGATGGCTGTAGCGGTCGTGATCCAAAAGAGAGCCTTCGCTAGCGAATAGCCTAACCCTAGGGATGGGCAGCACTCTCCCCGGCCCTAAGTCGCACCTCTGTAACTGCTCCATCGCTCACCACCACGCGCTCTACCCACTGCGATACCAGTCGCCGCGTTTGCTCTGGCGTCTTAGTCATCTCTGTCCACACCGTTGGCTGATCCAGCGCGTTCAACGCATCCGCCAACGTGAACCGGCTGCCGCCATCACTGACGCACTCCTGCAGCAGGGTGCTCAGGCGCTCCTCCTTGCGCCCAATCACCTCCGCCAGGTCCGCGTCGTCCAGCAAGCGCAGGTCACTGATCTGACCCTGCAGCTGTTTAATCTCCGGGCTGAGCTGTTGCTTCAGCCGCAGTTCATCCACCACGCTGCCGTAGGCCAGCACCTCCCGCTTCTCCCACAAGCGTTTCAGTACGGCATCAAGCACTGTCTGTTCATTGATCCCCTTATGCGGCCGAACCGGGCAGACCTCATGCGTGCACCGCAGATAGGTCGCCCCTGCCTTGCGCGGCTCGTGGTAGTGCATCAAGCCTTGGCAATGTCCGCAGTACACCAGCCCCGTCAGCACACGGCTGCGTCGCGTGCGAATCGGTGCCAGGGAGCGCACCCGTAACGACTGCATCACCTGCTGGATCTCCACCTGCTCCTCGTGGCTGATCAGTCCCGGATGCGCGTGCGGGTGGATCTCTTCCACCTGCCCTGGCTTGTTCAGCAGCCGGCTTTTATTGCCATCAGCGTCCAGCTTCCAGCGAAAGGTTCCATAAACGCGGCTGCCAGCAATCGCTGGATTCAGCAGCCAACGCCGCAGCCCTTCCAAGCTTCTAAACGCTTGGCCGCATTCCTTGTACTGATAGTCAAAGGCATCCCGGAGGCTCGCGCTCTGTAAAAAGCGAGTCACGATCTGCCGGCCAATCGGTGCTGTCTCGGGGTCTAGTTCGTAGTTGAGCTTGCCCTCGGTGTACCGATAGCCAAACGGCGGTTTACCAGCCTGGGGCTTCAGTTGCTTCCGGGCATACAGCTGCCCGTGATGCACCCGCTCGCCGATTAGCTCCGATTCCATCTGCGCCATGCCCATGAGCAAGTTGGCGTAGAAGCGACCCATGGCTGTCGACAGATCAATCGACTGATCCAGGCAGATCAGGTTCGGCCAGCTGTCTTGGTTAAACAGACGCAGAAGCTTGCCGCCATGCACCGTGGAACGGCTCATGCGGTCCATGCGCGTGCAGAGCACCGTGGTCAGCAGACCTTGCTCGCAGCACTCCAGCAACCGCTTTAGCTCAGGCCGGTCGTCACGGGTGCCAGAGGCCACATCAACAAACTCAACCACCGGCTCACCGAGCTGGGCGGCGTGCTCACGCAGGCGGCTGAGCTGTTGCTCTAGGGCGTGGGCTTGGTCG